GATCGCTCAGTGTCTCGTGGGCTCGGAGATGTGTATAAGAGACAGGCTTACAACTATAATCGTATTTATTCTAATACTTGCATTTATATTTAAGTATTGGATTTGGATTATATTATTATTTATCATAACATTTATTATTATATGTTTATTATGCTAGTTTGAATTATTATATTTGAACTAGCTTTTTTCTTGTCTTTTTTATTGTCTTTGCATACATTCTATTGGGGGTGCTGCTATAGTTTGAAAAACGCAACAGGAAAAAACGACTCTACACACCCCATGCCTTCCCTCTCGACAAAACCACATTTTTTACACCTAGCACTTAATACAACAGAGTGCTAACACCAATAATTACAAACCACCCCCTTTTTTAGATAAAACTTTATTGAAATAGAAAAATCGAGTTTTGAAAAAAATGAGTTCATGTGTTTTTGATATGGGCAAAAAACGTCCGCATTGAAATAACTTATAATGTAGTGAGGTAGAGAAAGAGAGGATGAGAGTATGCCAAGGGCAAAGAGTGTTTCAGAATTAAAGCGTGAGGATGAAGCTAAGAGATTCTTTGACGAGTATTCAAAGAGTGGGAATATTACGAAGTCCATGCAAAAGATTCGTCCTGATTTAAGCGATAAGAGTGCTTATAACAAGGGATATAAGATATTAAACAGTCCTTTATTTAGGAATGTCATACATGAGAGGGTAAAAAAGAGAGACCAAAGAAGTGTTATGACAGTAGAGCAACGTAGACAATGGCTTAGCGATAACATTCAAGACGAAGAAAAGGACATGAAAGACAGACTTGGATGTTTAAAGGAATTGAATAGAATGGATGGAATTGGAAAGAGCAATATTTTAAATGTTGGAAGTGTAAATAATATTACTATTGAACAGAAAAGAGCGATTGCGGAAGAAAGAATCAACGATATATTAGGAATCAAAATGGGAAGTGAGTTTTTAGATGCCGAGGTAATAGAACACGAGGAGGATGGAAACAGTGAAGAAACAGACTCTTAGTGTTACGGAACAGTATTCTAAGGATGTAGAGGACTTAAAGGAAGCTAAAGCTATTAATAAGAGCCAAGAAGAAGTTGTTAGGTTGTTGAAGGAAGCTACCCCCAAGTATAAATTGAAGAATTGGACGAGAGGGTATATCCCCGAACATTACAAACGACTAAATATTTCTAGACAAGAAGCTTTTAGACTTGCAGTTATCGGTGCAAGAGAGGCTTTGACGTATTTTCAAGTCAATCTTCACTTTACGCAAGCTATGTTGTTCGGTGCTGTTGTAGAGGGATACGATACAATCTATGCAATTACTACTTCTCAATATGGGAAAAGCTGGACTTTAGGAATGATTTCTATTTATCGTGCTTATAAAGGACATCAAGTACGAATTGCGGCCGCAACAGGAGAAACCGCTACTATCATCATGTCCAAAGTAATTGGGCATTTACAAAATGCAGACGAGTCTATTCAGAGTTCTGTATTAGACTCAGGAAACAAGATTGAAAAATTACAGACTTCTACTTCCAAAACCAAGATTTCATTTAAAGGCGGAGGATGTGTAGAAATCGTTACATTAGGTGGAAACAGTGTAGACCCGAAGAAAAACAACAACGCTATCGGTAAGGGTGGAGATTATATTATTGACGAAGCGGCCCAAGTCAGTGAAGATGCGTATGCCGAGATAGGACGAAGGGAATTTTCAAGTGTTGACGGTTCAAAAGAGCTTGAAATTGCTATTTCCAACCCCCACAAACGAGGAGAGTTCTACGACTGCATGACAAACGACAAATACCCCGAAGGAACATTAGTTGTTTGGATGGATGTACGTACTGCTTACGAAGAAGATCGTATGAAAAGTGCATCTCAGATACTAAATTCTCATTTTTACAAGAATAGAAGTACTTGCCAACGTTATTTAGTATGCGAATTAGAGGAATTTTCAGATGAAAGTATGTTTAAAACCATGACTTTAGACGACGATAAAGTCGATAGTACATATAAAAAGCGTTTTTTCTTAGGTGTTGACTCGGCTTATACAGGAAAAGACGGTATAGATGTTGCTTTATGCTCTCAAAACAGATACGGAAACTGTAAAATTGAGACAATTTACAATCTAAAAGAGGGCGTTTGGGTTCAAGGAGTCACATCTGAGAAGATTATTACCAAGATTGTTAAGATTATCGAGACATTAAACGTAAAATATGTTTGTGTTGACGTTGGATTCGGTACTTGGTTGACCGAAGGATTGTCAAAATACTCTGAGAAGCTAGGATTTATCCTTGAAGGTGTCAATTTCCAAGGAGGGCCAACAAAAACACGTATCAAAGCAAGACATTACAGTGCAGCTTACGCATTTAATCTAAGAGCGGAAATGTATTTAGACTTTCAGCAGCTAATGGACAGTAAGAAATTGACTTTCACAACGGAAGTCGCAAAAAGATTGAAGCCTGAATTGCTTGCTACAAGAACTGTATCGAAGAATAATAAGAAGATAGCTATTATTCCTAAGGAAGAGATAAAACAACGCTTAGGACACTCTCCTGATGCCCTAGATTCCTCAGTACTTTCTGTCCGCAGTTGTTTAATGTATAATCTAAGCGGTGAAATACTTGCGTATGCAGAGAACGATTAGGAGGTGCTAATTTGAGTCGAAGAACAAAGAAAAGACAAAAGGATAGAGTTAAACTAGCATCCAATACCTATGTGTCACCTAACATTTCGCACAATATTCACAGTTCTAATGCAGAAACCGAAGCCGAAAAGGTAATGGAAGCTATGCTAAACTGCAATTCAGATTGCATTAACGGATTTATAAAGACAAACTTTAAGAATCAGTTTGATGAGATTGATTGGATGATAGAAAATCTACCAACGCTACCATATGTTATCGGTAAGGTTATTGACTTTATATTCTCAAACGGCATCACAACGGGTGATGAAGATTTAGACAAGAATGTTCTTATGCCATTCCTTTATAGAAACAATGTACAGGGTATCACAAACTATTCCGTACTTCAAAATGCTATTATGCAGTCGTTATTGTACGGTAAATGCGGTATTCGTTGGCTAGACGAAGATAAAGGGATTGTTACAGAGAATTATCGTAATTATGTTTCCATCATGCGTGAAGATGATGAATATAAAGGATTTAGAGTTCCTATCTGTTATGCCATGTCGGCAGACGATAAAGAACCAATATCATTAGGAACAAATGAAATTGACTTTGACGAAGCGTTATTTCTTAAAACAGGCAAATTAATGTCAAAAGACGGAACAATCATTGTAGAGATTCCTGATAATTTCTGCAATCTAAGAAACGGAACAGACAATGAGAACGGATTATCTTGTTTATTGCGTGATAAACAACGTCTAAAGCTATTAGGTGCGGTTTACGAGCGTTTGAACTACGATATTCAGTATGATGGCCCTGGACGTTTGATTTTTTGGCTAAAAGACGGATTTGCCAAGGGAGATACGATTGATTTATCGGCTTCCCAAGTTTTAGACGAATCATCAAGTTCTAAAGCAGACAGAGCCGACAAAGCAAGAATTGAAGCTAAACGTCTAGGTCAGGAAATCAGAAATTCAAAATCAGACAATGTAATCCTTGCAAGTTCTATTTTTGAAAAAATGGATCACTTGCCTCGTGTTACAAAAGGTACAGAGTTCTTAGAATACCTTCAAATGAAGGAAGGTTCTATTATTTGTCAGTGTTTCGGTCTTACTCCTGAATTAATTGGTTTAGGGGATGTATCAGGAAACGTATCTATGGAAAAAATCATAGATAATGCCATGACAAATACAATCGTACCAATGCGAGAAAGGTTCGCCACTCAGATTTCTCCTATGTTAAGTGAGAAATTAGGTGTACCAAAGGTTTATTTTAATAAATACGAATTGAAGGAACAACAAGACAAGTCTGCAAAGACATATAAATTGGCCTTGTCAGTTACTCAAATCGTAGGTGCTATTGTCAACGGAGCAGATGCGTTAGACAAGAGCACAAAGAATCACATGATGAAATCAGTTACTAGAATGATGGATTCTATCGAAAAAACGCTATAGCGAGAGGAGAAAATAAAATGGAAATGGATATTTTAAAAAGTATCTTATCTGAAAATGAGGTAACACCCCTAGGAAGTTTAAATGGGACTCCGTTATATTCATTTGAAGATGCACAGAGAATCAACAAGATTGGATTGGTAAAAGAGAAAATCCAAGGTAAAGAGGTTGAATTTGGTGAAAGGTCTATGCGACCTGATGGATTAGGGTATTTGGAAACAAAATCCAATGCAATCGCAGTTCCAACTTCTTTCTTTGAGAACAGATACAGAAAAGTTGAAGTAAAAGAGACGATTGTTGATGAAAAAACGAAGAAAGAAAAAGAAGTTATTAAAGATGTATATTACGAAGTCGTAACAGACTACAGAGCTTGCAAAGAACAGGCAAGTGGACGTGTATATACAACTACAATTCCTGTATATCAGATTGGAGCAAAGAAAGATTCAAAAGGAAATGCTGATTTATTCTTAATTGGTCAAAGAAATATTTCAGATACAGAATTTATCAACGAGTTCAAAGGTAAATTGAACAAAGAATCAATGGTCAAGATTCTTAAATTGATTGGTAATAATCCAACAGAACAAGTAGAAGATACATTAGAGTTTTAATTAGAAGTAAAAAGTAGAAAAAAACAAGGCAATATTTGGAAATAAACAAAAGGTATAAACAGTTTTCACTGTCTATATATATTTTTGCATATTTCGAGGTATTGCCTTTTTATATGCAAGATAACGAAAGGAGATACATAAATGTCAATTAAACGTAGTTTCACTGTAAAAATCACTTTTAAAGAAGGGTACGGAAACCCTATCACTTTAACAGGGAAAGATGCAACTGCTTTTAACACTGCTTGGCATAACAAATTGAATGACCAAGACGGAGCTATTGGATTTGAGTATCCAGTTATTACGACAACAGGTGAATCACCTAGTCAAAAAACAGTAACAACTTGGACTTCATTCTTATTCTGCAATGTAGCAAAAGTAGAACGCTCAGAACAAACAGAAACAAAGTATACAGACGATCAATGCCATGATGCTTAGAAGGAGATACCATGCAGAACAACGTACAAACTATTAACGGTGTTACTTGGTTTGATTCCCTAGAAGAAAGAAACGCTTTCTTAAAGCAAAACGGTAGACATGAGTTCGCATTGGAAGAATCAGCAAAGAACGCAAAACAGTATTTGAAGCTTCTTGATGTTATCGAAGAAAAAACGCAAATTGACGTTTATTCAAAATTAGATAGCGGTACTTTGCTATACGGATATGTAGTTCTAGAACCTAAGAAGAAATACAAGATTCCCGAAGATAAAGTTTTGTTAGAAGCACTTAGAAACAAAACTATTCAAAAAAGATACGATTCCACAATGGAAGAAATCTTAAAAGGAGCAAAGATTCCATACGAAGTCAAGAAATGCAATTCATGTGGTGGAAGGATTCAGAAATTATTCTATAAACCCGTAATCGTAGTAGAAACGGAGACTAAGAAATAATGCCACAAAAGAAAAGAGTTCCAACATATGTAGCAAGCATTAAAGATAGCCTTGAACGTAGAAAAAAAGGAAAAGCATTTTACGACAATGCAATTACTTTATCGAGCGTAGATAAAGAAAACCATTATGTCAGTGTGAACCTATCCTCAGGGTACGTAGAAAACAAGCCTACACGTCTTATTGACGAGGGGGCAATAACTTATGAGGACGGAGATGATATTCGTCTATACATCAAAAAAGGGGCAGTACAAGCGTTCTACGATAGCTTGAGTTCTGATTATGTAGGATATATCAACTTAGCTCACATTGACATTGCATCACTCCCTTTAAACTTAGGTACATGGACTAAAGATGATTTAACAGTTGTCGATATTGGGGATGGAAGAAAAGGACTTGATGTAAACGTCAAACTAAATAGGGAATTGCACATTGTGCAAGATTTATTGAAGCAAGAAATACCATTGAGTATTAGTGCAGAACTGAGAGGAACACTTGATTTGGAATCGTCATTCAAATTTAATGCACCATTCTATAACGAAATTGAGATTGCTGGTTTCTCAGTTGTTGCAAATCCAGCCAATGTAAACAGTACAGGCGAAAATTTAAACAGTAAAGGAGACTCAGAAATGAACCTATGGGAAAAGATTTTAAAGTTGAGTTCTGAAAATAAAGAAGAAAATAAGAATGAAACTTTAGAAAACAAAGAGGACGAAAAAGAAGAAAAAGAACCTTCTAAAGAAGAAAATACACTTGAAAGTAAAGAAGAAGGTACTGAAAATGAAGAAGCTAAAAAAGGCAAAGAAACTTTGGAAACTGTTGAAATGTCTAAGGACGACATGGAAAAAATCAACAAATTTATGGATGCTTTTGAAGCTTTAAGTGTAAAAGTTGAAGCATTAGAACAAGAAAATTCAGAATTAAAAGAAAAATTAAAAAATTCTGAGAAAGAAAAAACAGAATTTGAAAAGAAAGCAGAAAGCACATTAGACAGATTGTCTAGTTTGATCTCAGGACAAGTTGACGATAAAGAAAAGAAAGAATTAAAAGAACAATTAGCTTCAACTTCTAAAGTTAGCGGAGATATGTGGGGATAGGAGGTAAACCATGTTAGATTTATTATTTACAAATCCTGATAACACATTATTAGAAAAAATGGCGGTTACACCAGGAATGGTAGAACGTCTAAGTTCTAATATCGAGGATTTAACATCATTCTCAAGAGCTTATATTGATTATGAAAAAGCAAGACAGAATTTAGCAGTAAGTTCTACTAAATCAAATGCAGGAACAGTTGGTATCGGTACTGATTATTCAGATAACTCACCAGCCAATCCATTCCAAAATGTGTTCCCATTAGTTTCTTGGTTAATGAACACACCAGCTTCACGTAAGATGCAAGGTGCTATGAACCGAGGAGCATGGAGTGTTACAAAAAAAGAAGATGGCAAATTCTATATTCAGTTGCCATTTACATACGGAACAACAGAACCTAAATCAACACAAGGTGAATGTTGCTGGGTTCCATTAGATTTAGCTAAATGCGGTAGCAATGCTCCATTGGCATTGTTGTGTTTAAAGAGCTGCGAACCTATTATGGATAGCTTAGTAAATGAAACACGTAAAATCAAAGCTAATGACATGGTTTGCTACTTCCAACGTGAAGGAGAAACTATTAAAGAAGCTCAGAAACGTATGGATTTAATTTCAATGGCATACTTCACTGCTATTAACGTAATTTTAGGAACAATGGCTACAGGTACTGCTACATTAAAACCATTCCATGGATTATTGGAAGTAATGGAAGATAAAGCAGTTATCAAAATCGTAGGTACAAACGTATTATCTGCATTTGATTCAGTTGCATTACGTTTAGCAGCGTTAGGAGATGGCGATTACAAATTCGCTTGTCACCCATTAGTACTTGAAGGTATTAAATCTGTTATTGTTCCAGGTAAATTCAATGGTGAATATCCTGATGGATGGACTCGCAATAAAGAAACAGGCGAAGTCACATTTAAAGGACATGGATTTATCGCAGATAAATTAGTTCCATGTGACATTACAAAAGGTACAGGTGATGTATGGGTATTAGAAGGAAATACAGTAGGTTTGGTAATGGGAACTACTTTCCAACCATCTGAAAAATTCCAACGCCATACATTCGGTGCTACAGATACACCATCTGAAGGATGCGGTACTCAATGTGATTACTACTACAACTTTGGATGTGCATTTGGAACAGATGCAAACAGATTAATGGTTATCCAAGGTATTCCAATGTCAGCAGCTACATTAGGAGATACATTAAACGGATTAGACCTTGTATTAAAACCAACAACTATCGTACCAATCAACATTGGTAAATAATGTACGAAAAAATTGTCGAACAATTGAAAAACTATTGTTCGTGCATAAAGGAAAGCGATTTAGAAGCAGATAAGCTTGAAAAGAATGTTGGAGAACTAATTGATTTAATTAGTACCATCACTTGTTGGAAAAACCATCCTTGTGAGACTTTCCTCTCATCTCAAAGAGAGGAAGTCTTCGATGTTGGTGAATTTAAGAAATGCGGTTGCGATTCAGGAATTGTACGTATACCGCTATTCTATCCAATGATTGACCCAACAACGATTGAAGTATCTGTTATCACTAGAGAAAGAATTACATTTACTACTCACAAACTAGAAGTTGATAAAGATTTTTCTTATAACCCATACGACAGTATCGTGTACGTTGATTTATCTAATATTGACTACAAAGATGTGTGCAATTGTGGATGTGATGAATTATCTAAAATCGTTGTCAGTTATGTAGCTGGATATGAAACGATACCAGAATGTCTATTGCCTGTATTCTGCGACTTCCTACAATTCGTTATCGCAATGAATAGATGTGAATGTGGTTGTAGCACGTGTGAAGAAACAGATGGCAGTGATGTTCTTATTTCAGAAGAAAATTCTGATGCTCAGATTTCAATTAGTGTGTATGTTCGTGAACATATTACAAAAGCGTATTCAGAGCAATTAGGTATCTTGTCAGTATGTAATTCAAAAGACACATGGGTTGGTGCAGTAGTATGAGAATTAAATATATTGGAATGAAAAGTTCCACAAAGAAAAACGGATGCCCTGTATGCGGTGCTAAAGCCAAATCAAACACATCTTACGAGTATTCAAAACGTATGTGTTTGCCTAGTGGACTAGTAAAAATCTTCCTTATGAACAAAGTTGAGGAAGTATCGTATGAAGATGGTGTATTCCTAAAAGGCTTTAAATACGTCTATGGAGGCAAACTTTATTACCCCTTTATCGAGGTGTAGGAAATGCTAAAAGGCCTCTTAGAAGACGTTATAGAAGCGTGTGAAGAAGATTTTGAAGGATTGGCTAGTGAATTAGAAGAAACTATGCGAGAAGAAGCTCCAAGAGGAAGTAGATTCTATGCTCAAGAAATGACAAGTATGCCATGGAATGAATATAGGCCAGGTGCTTTAAAGGATTCAATCACGAAAGAAAAAGTATCTAATACCGAATATATAATCGGTGTGGATGCAGACAAACTAGAAAAAGATTCTAGAAACCCTTCTCACGTCGATTACTCACCAATGGTACAGAATGGAACTAAACGAGTTTATACGTTAGTACGTAAAAACGGAAGGCCATTCGTTTGGGTAGATGAAATGGGAAAGAAACACTTTGCACACAAAATTAAGATGCCACCTAGAAAGGCAAATGATTTTGTTGCTAGAGCGGTATCTAGATTTGATGCAAAAGTTAAATAAAGGAGATTAAAAATGGAAGAAAAAGTTGTAAAAGCTAAAAAGACTCCTGAACAGAAAGTAGATGTTCAAGCATTTGTTTCACGCAAATTAAACGCTTTAAATCAATTAGGCGGTGCTAAAGCAGAACGTGCTATGGAGCGTGTACTAAAAGCTACAATGGGAGGGCAAAAATAATGTCTAACTGCAACATTAACAAAATCATTAGTGACAAATTAAGTGTCTCTAAATTAACTAAGACTCAAGAAATTGATATTACTATCATGAGTGATATTGATTCTTGTTTAAAAATCAATACTCGTAAATTTGAAAAGATTACAGGTACTTCTAGTGCTTATGCATCACGTACTATTGCACCTGATTTAATCAACGTTTGCGAATCATTTGGATGTAAGAATACAGGTACATTGTTCATCACTTCTAAAGAAACGGATGCAGAAGGTGGAGAAGGAAACAAAGTACACACAAGCGGTGCTGTATTTAAAGCATTGAAAAATGCATTAGACTTTGCAGCGGGTGTTGTTTACTACTACGTAAATGTTCCTCAAGCAGGTACTTACACTATCACAACAAAGATTTCAGATGTTTTAGATCATGAAATGACTAATGCAGATGAATATACAACCACTTTAAAAGCAGAAAAAGAAGGATTCTACCCTGTACAGATTGACTTATCAACAGTTCCTACAAAGGAATCAGGTAAAGGATGGGAAGCAAGTACATCAGGTGTCCGTTTAAGCATTGAAGTAGCATTAACAGATAAATCATCAGATAGTATCTTGATTGGTCTTTCTTCAATCAGTTTCTTTGAAGAATTTGCAGACTTAGATTCTAACAACGATATTAAAGTAAGCTGCTTATCAGGATTTGATGGTGACGATACTGTAGACCCTGTAGATACAAGTTGCTTTGATGATTCTTATGATGATGATTCAGCTTCTATTGAGCGTTCATTTACAGGTACTCAATTAACATCTAACTACTTAACTATGAACCCATTCATTGGCAAGGGAGACAAATCTCAAGGCTTTATGATGCGTACTCAGGAAGTAGTTATTGAAGCAGATAAAGAACATCCTGAATATGGTTCAATCCATATTGCAGACCACTTTGTTGAAGAATGTGGATTTATCTATGCAGCATTGAGTGACCAATGCAATATCACAGATTCTACTTTGAACCGAATCAACACTCCATTGTTGGCTAACTTAGATGAGTCTCAATACCAAGTATTGAACAGTAAAATCAATCCAAGCTTAGATATTGAAGGTTCAAAAATTTACTTCAACAAAAACTTAGTTGGTAAAACATTAAAGATTTCTTATCCAATGACTGTTGATGTATTGCAGCACTATGTAGCAAACAACGATAGCTTAAAGAATAAGAGAGCGAAAGTTACAATCACTCGTTATAGAAGTGATGGAACTGCGGAAGTATTTACTTACCACAATGCAAAAATTACTTCATTCCCAATGGGTATCCCTGATGACGGAGCGTTTGAATTTAGTTTAGCGTTCAAGAAAGATACTCGTGGAAACTGGTATGAAGTATATGTAGTAAACAAAGCTAACGCTAATTTATAGAAATTGAGAGGCAAATGAGATGGAAGAACAAAAGATTTTAGAACCAACACAGTTAAATGCCATGATTGAAAAGTTAAAAGTAGCTCGTGAGGATGATACTCCTCACGCAGTCTATGGCAATGGTGGTGAAATTGCAGTTGTTGGTGATGCAAATAAGACAGATGTTAAAACAATTGATATTGAAGTGAATTTCAGATTCACTGAAAAAGAAATCGAAGAACATAAAATTGATGTTCCTGAGAATGCTAAAAGAGTAGGTCAATACGTTATGTTCGATAAGAAGTTTGAAAATCTAACATTATCTCCTAGACAAGATATGAAGATGGTAGAAGCTTTAATCGAAGTTAAACCATTGCTATTGGATGCAGAACAAATCCTAGACCCATATAAAGAAAAATTCCAAGAAATCGAGGAATATTATGGTCACAAATTCATTGAAGGAAAAGATGGAATCGTTACAACAGATGCAGATGATGAAGAAGTGAACAAGACTATGGTTAAGATTTATGAAGCGTATATGAAAGAAGCAAATGAACAGATTTTCCATTTATACGCTCAATCCTCTACAAATTTAGTTGATGGACTTTATAAAGTTGTTGCAATTTTCTTAGGATTAGATGAATTTTATGAAGATCATATGATGCAATATTCAGTTTTAACTTGCATGATTAGCCTAATTATCAAATATCCTGAATTATTCAATGAGGTAGAAACAGTTTTTATCAAATAATTGATAAGGGGGATGATAAAAAGGATTCAGTAAAAAAAGCAAAGTCTTATGTTGCAGAACTAAATCTTTATTCAACCATGGCTCATTATGTCGGTAAAATTCTAAAAATACGCCCCAATGAGATATTAGACCATTGGGGTGTTTCTGAATTAGTTGTAGCCTTTGGGTACTACGCAAATCTACAAAGCGATAAAACATGGAATGAAATCAACGAGGCAAATAAAAATTCTCAAAAGAAAATACCTCAGATTGACAGATATACGGTTCATTTCATTCAGAAAACAGATTTAGCGAAGGAGTCCGAAGATGTCAGTACGTGAAGTCGGTGCTAGGTTAGTCCTTGACATTAAGGATGCCGAAGCAAAGATAAAACAACTTGAAAAAGAGTTAAAAGATATTGAAAAGGCAAAGCTCAAATTTGATGCTAACACCAATGAATTAGAAAAAATTAAGGCAAGATTAGAAGAAATCAAAAAAGAAAAGGAAGCTTTGGAAAGGCAAAAACTTTCTTTAAAAGTTGATTTGGATAATCTAGCTAATTTAAAGAATCAATTATTGGATGTTAAAGATGATATTAGTGAACTTAAAAAAGAGCTATTAGCCTTGAGCAATAAAAAACTTTCTATTGATATTGATTTAAAAGCAAATGCCAATGAAATTCATGATGTCATTAATGACATGACACTAGGTGAAAACGATAAAAACGACAAGCTTAAAGGCTTATATAGTGCACGTGAAGCTCTCAAATACGATATGCGAGAGGTTGGCATTGAAATTGATGAAGTTCAAAAGAAAATTAACAATCTTAACAAAGAAAAAATCAAGATTGAAGCGAACATCAGTGAATTAAATGATGCTCAAAAATTGGTTGATGAGATTGATGATTCAATCGCAGATTTAGACAAAGAAAAAATAAAATTAGAAGCTGATTCTTCTAAATTAGAAGATACAAATAAAAAACTAGATGAAACCATTGAAAAAGAGAATGATGTAAGAAGTACAAAAGCAGATATTGAGTCACAAGTTATCGGCTATCAAGATAGTTTAAGTAAACTAAACAATCTTCAAAATGCTGCTAAAGCTTTGAAAACTGCTAGTAAGATTACATTTGACGTTGGTAATAAAATGTCAAATCTAGGCTCTAGTATGTTGAATATCGCTAAGAATTTCCAAAACAACCCAATAGGAGATATTGGACGATTCTTAGTACAAGGCGTTGGATATTCTAGTTTGTATAGATTGGTTTCAGGTGCACAAAACGAAATGGGCGAAGCATTTTCAAACGGTGTTAAAAGATACGATACAATCAAAGTTGCGAAAAGAACATTATCCACTGTAGTAGGTGATGTAGACGATTCTACAACGAAAATCCAAAAGATGATTGATAACCTAGATGAAAGCATTTTGGGCCTACCAACCACTTTAGATGATGCTCTAAGCCATGTTACGAGATTTACTTCAATCAATCACGATTTAGATAGGTCTCAAAAGCTATTCTCGGCAATTAATGATTCCATTTTGACATTCGGTGGTTCATCCGAAGATGTAAACAATGCAGTTACTCAGTATTCTCAGATTATGGGTTCTAAAATGGATGCTCGTACATTGAGGTCTTTAGAAGATGCAAACATGATGCCAGCCTTAAATGCTATTGCAAATAAATTTAATATGTCATTTGCAGAGTTTAGAGAAGCATTTACAGGGCCAAATCCAACTATTTCATTACAACAATTTGAGGATGCATTAATTGAATTGGATGAAAAAGGCGGTGGCGGTCTAGATTCTTTGGCAACTATGGTTAAATCATCTGTAGCTACAATCTCAAATGCTTTTAACTTAATCTCTACGAGATTTAGTAAAGACGAAGAAAAGTGGTTAGGTGCATTAGATGAGGTTTCAACAGAATTGACGGGAGCTACAATCTACGGAAATATCTACAAACTTTCTCAAAAAGTTGAAGGCTTAGGAGATATAGGAGCAAACTTCATTAGAAGTCATAAAAAAGAGATTGGCGAAGGTATAGATTTCATTAAAACGAAGTTCTCTGAATTATGGAGCGTTTTAAAAACATTCAGTTTCAAAGATTTTGTTGGTGGTTTTAAAGAAGGATTAGGAGATTTCCAAGGAGCAATTGATTTCTTCAAACCTCTTGTTAGCGGTCTATATGATTTTGCAAAAGATAAAATCACTGAAATGGGAGACGGAAGCTTTTCTAAAGGATTAGGACGTTTCGTATCAGACTACATCCAAATTGGTATTGGATTAAAGTATGCTGGTAAGTTAATGAAACTTGGAAGTGGTGGAATTAGTCTTTTAGGAGATTTATTAAACGTTTATTCAAAATTCAAAGGAAAAAGTTTCAATATTCCTTTCCTAGGAAAACTAGGAAGTAAATTCAGTTCCGTTAAAGATGTATTCAAGAGTTCAGATGAGATTAGTGCTGCGACAAGTACTCCAAAAACTTTTGATGTAGAAGGATTTAAAAATAAATTATCTTCATTAGCTATCATAGCTGGTGGGGCAGGAACAATTATTCTTTATTGCAAAGCGATAAAGGAAATTGAAAAGAATGTTCCTGATGACATTACTACATTGCCTATGCGATTAACAAATCTATTCTCTGTAATGGGATTGATGATGGGAGCTAATACGATTAATGCAGGAGTTTCAAAAGCATTAGAGATGAACAATGCCTTAACAGGATTAGCAATGATGATTGGTCAAGGAGGAGCTTTATGGCTATTTGCAAAAGCTATGCAAGAGCTAGATAAAACGATGCCTGATGGATTCGACACATTCAACGATAAGTTATTAGGTTTATTTGAATGTATAGGCTCTATGACACTTATTACAGGTATTCAAGGCGGTGCTGGTGTCCTAACTGGTGGAATCACTACATTGGCCCAAGTGCTAGGAATGATAACAACAACAGGACTAGCTGGTACGTTGATTGCTTGTGCTAAAGCTATGCAAGAAGTCGATAAGAATGTTCCTTCAAACACAGAAGGATTGAAAAAGAAAATCCAAGGAATTATGGATGTCATAGATATGTTTGAAGGTGAAGGAACACTTTCTTCTTGGTGGAGTCAAGTTATTAAAAGTTCAGAGTCTTTATGGAAAGACATGGAGACTTGGAATATCACTAGGATTCTAAATAAACTTGTTACTATTGGAGAATCAATTTCAAAAGTGCAAGGAATGAGTATTGATAGTAGTTCTTTCAACGATCAATTTGAAGAAATTCAAGAGGTTGTTAGGAATATCAATGAATTTAAGTTTCCTACAGTCAGTACATCAAGTGCAACAAATATTGCAGATGCAAACAGTATCGTTACGAACTATACAACAATGGCTTCTAGCCTTTCTGAATTATCTAGCATTAATGCTAATTCGATAAATGTTGATAATTGCGTAAGCAATTTAAAGAACGTTGCTAGTGTTGTTCAAGAAATGAAGAAGATTGTATTCCCTGATGTTACAAATAATATTAAATCTAATTTAAACGCTACAAATGCTCAAGAGTTCCTAGATACATTGAAGATTTTGGAACAGATTGTTCCTGAATTTGAGAACTTGCAAGCAGTAATGACAAGCAATCCTTTACCAAAGGCAGAGGATATTAAAAAGACAATTGAGAGTATTTCTCAAGCAATTGGATATATTTCTGTAGCTGGTGTTGGAACAGGAAAAGACAAGAATATGTTGTCTTATAACTTGAAACAAATACCTGATGCCGAATTATTTAATAACGCACTAACGGCAATTACAACTTTAGGTGATATAATCCTTAAATTCGGTACTTTGAATGTTTATTCAGATGGTTTTGATTTTGAATCACTACGAGCAAACATCAAACAAATTGGAGATGTAATCAATGATTTAGCAACAAACAAAGGATTGACAAAAAACATCAAAAATATTGGCAATGTTGATACGACGGTTACTAAGTTAAAAACAATTTGTGATAACTTAAATTCTATCGTTGGATTAAATCTAGACTTTGTTAAGATTGGAGAAGTCATAACAGGTATTCAAACATTCTTAAATAACGTTAAAGGATTGAAAGTTGGAGAAGCTACTACAGATGTTGTTACGGAAGTAAACTCAATCGTTACTTCATTCCACAACATGGCCACAACTTTATCAAATATGAAATCTGAATTTAATACCTCTGGTACGGATATGGCAAACGGAATTATTGAAGGTTTCAAAAGCATTGATATTGAAGGTTCATTTGGAACTAAGATTGATAATGCTAAAGCTTCATTGAAGAAGAAAAGCTTCAATTCCGTAGGTAAGAAGTTTGGAAAAGATGTTGTAAGTGGATTCAGTGAAGGTATCTCTAATATGTCTAGTTCAATCTCTAATCAAATTACTATGATGTATGGATATTCAACACGATTCACAGATTTAGGACAATACTTAGGAAGTGCATTTAAAAATGCGTTCAACAATCAATCAGGAAACATTAATACAGGTGGTACAACTACTCATACAGTAAACAGAGGTAACGAATCAATAGGAAACAATATGAAGTTTGCTAAAGGTGGCCAAGTTTACTTAAAACGAGGTGGACAACCTATTGTTATGAAGCCTAGTGGAACAGATACAGTACCAGCTATGTTGACTCCTGGTGAGTATGTAATGAAACGTAGTGCAGTTAAAAAAGCAGGTCAAAGCTTCATGGATAAAGTAAATAACATGGATTTGAAAGGTGCGTTCAAAGAATTGTCTACTAGATATGGTTCTCAAGTTGGAAGTGTTGTTAATAAGAATGTGACTATCAACAATAATGATAATCGTGTTACGAATAACAGTATCGCTTTCAACGAAGGAAACGAAAGAAGGCAGGCTATCAAAGTAGGTAGATGCTTGAGAGGTTTGGCATAATGACTTGTTATAACTTAAACCCATTAAAAACATACGTTCAGTTCAATGATCTTGTAATAGACAGTGCGGAGGAGATTTCCTCTGCCTCTCTAAAGCAAGACACAAAGACTGCAACGCAAGAATATAGTTACGGACATGGTAGTTATGTTGCTTTCCAAAAGAATCAACAGTTTCTTACGGAAGGTGATTTGTCCTTAACATTGAATTTTAATTATGAACATTTTCATGATGAAGATAGAAGATTCCTACGTGACTATTTCAATTTGAATTTGCTTAAGCCTGGAAGGTTATGGGCGATTCAAGATAACAAATTGATTTGGGCATGGGCCTATGTCACAGGATTTAGTGAAGATTACAAAAAATACCAAGGTTATCTATCAATGGATATTGATTTTAAACTTTGGGAAGGTGTATGGCATATTGCAGACACAAAGAAAACATTCTTAGTTCCTTACTCTGTATGTAATATCCTCGACTGTGAGGATTTCAGAGATGCTCAAGAGTGCTTATCATGTTGTGTTACTTGCCCCCCTGATATGGAAACTTGCAATTCGTGTTTATGCGATTGTGGAGACATCACAGAGGAAACATCTTTATGTGTAATGGGAACTAAAGCATTGGAAGATTTTATGAATTGTGGCAATTCATACAAGATTGTCTACGATTGCATCAAAGGTGAACAGATTTTCGGTGATGATTTAATCAAAAATAAAATCTGTAAAAAAGATTATTGCGTTGAGTCAATTGCTGGAAGATTCTACAGTGGAACAGTATTAGATACAGATAAGGTAAAATTGATTCTAGATGGTAAATTTCAAAACCCTGAAATTGAAATAAACGGAAACAAAATGATGATTTTAGGTGAATATGATGGAATTTTAACACTTGATTCAAGTTGGAACTTATACTTTACTGCGGATGGATGTTGTGCATCAGAGGAAGTAGATTTAGATAATCTAGTGATCGAAGATGAATTTGGATTCACAGTACATCATGGAATGAATAGATTAGTTGTCACAGGCTCATGTTGTAAGATGGCTTGTGTATATATAGATGTTGATGAAATTACAAATTAAGGAGGCTTGCAGTGGCAAATGTTAAAAGTTATTGCACTGCTTGTGGAAAACTAAAAGATAGCAGTGCAGAGTTTATCCAAAATGGTGTTACAGATTCAATCTGTACGTCTTTAGGAAACGATACAGGCTTAAATCCTGAAAATGGCAATAATACGTGTACAGACATGGAAAACGCCAACGATTGCCTTACAAAAGGCTTGTATGATGTCCTAGACGGATTTGATTTGTGCGATTGGAAATTATTCATGAGTCAATATGCTAATAATGATTACAACATGAAAGCAGCTATGATTTGTTGGATGTGTGGATTGCAAGACCAGTTGTATAATCTTCAACTTCAAAATTTGGCAATCGAAACACAATATACTATCCAACAGTCCACACCTGGATTGAGTGTTGCAATTGACAGACAAGGTAATTTTACATTCAGATATTCAGATTGGATTCATACAAGTGAATATACGAAAGTAGCGGACGGAGTTATTACGGGAAAAGTTGATTTCTGTATGAAACCTCATAAAGATAAGTGTGCTACATACAAATTCAATAGTGTTACATTGAAACACTACTCTTATAAAATGACAGGAGTTTCAGCAGGTTCAGCTCCTACTATTTCGATTCGTGTTCCTAATAGGAATGGGTCGTTGGTTTATCAGAAAATCACAAATGCTTCATTTGAAGAAGATATTAACAAAACAGTTGAATTAAGCATGAGTGGAACAGTAAAAGCTGGAGAAACAACAAATTGGTTGCAATTCCTTTCTATTTATGTTGATTGGGTAGAAGATGATGAAATATCTCTACACACTCGTTTTGTAAATGATAACAAGGTGAATTTTGTTATCTGTAGAGATTAGGAGGTACACATAAATGAATAAAGATGTTTGTTCTGCTTGCGATTCTTTAAAAGCTACAAGCAGTAATTTCATTCAAAAAGGTGTAACAGATACTATTTGTGCAAATCTTAAAGCAAACCAAGGATTTGAAAATAAGGGCCACAATAACTGTACAGATATGCATGATATGAACGATTGTCTATTAGGTGGATTGTTAGAAAAGATAGATACAATTGATGTTTGTGATACAAAAGAAGCTATCAGAGATTTGGAAAAGAACCTAATCAGTATCATTGATGTAATGATTTGTTCTGATTGCGGCCAATGGGAAGAAATCGAGAAACTATGGGCAGAAATCCAAAAGATTTGGAATGCTATCAGAGATTTACAAGGCAAGGTTGGAAAGCTTGAAGGCAGTGTTGGAGATATGTACAGTGCGGTTGAAAAGATTCTTACTAACCTTAAAAACAGTGGTGCATGGAAACAAACGGGAGATACTGTATTTCAAGGAAAATTCAATGACGGAAGAAGCATTGCAACAGGTAATATCAATATCTTTGGTGGTACTCCTGATGGAAACTCATACATCCGTACTAATAACGGAAGTTCTGAGAATGATTTGGCTGGTGGTGTTTAATGGCATGGCAAAACTTTCATGGAGCTTACGATAACACAGGGCCATACGCAAACGTAGTATTAGGTGGAAATCCAGGTGATACTGCAGACTTTGGATTCCCACTTGCTATTGCCCATTCTAAAGGATATGGAAAAGGTATTAACTTTTCAGATGATGGAAACTATGGTGTTACGTTCACATTAGATTTAGTTGGATATGGTGTAACGGATGCTGGTCAATATACAGGAAACGGAAAGTATGTACAGTATGGCGGAAGATACAACTATATTTTGATTATTAGTGTTTCTAATAACAATAAAGCCTCATGGAGAGAGATTTACAATCAAGTAATATTCTTTCATGCAGATACATGGCCATTAGCTTATTCATCAGGTTGGGAAACAGTGGCACAAAATAGTCAATGGAGCGGTAAGCTACAACTTCCAACAGATACAACACACGTTAAAGTTGAGTTAAGAGGTGAAGATGCTACATTCCCTTATGAGAATATATATTCAATTCAACAGGTTATCCCTGATTTCAGACCATGGGCAGTAAGAAAAGGCGGTATATTCTATTCTTTGGATAGAGCTACAGGATGGTTTAAAAAGAGAGTTAAAGACTCTTGGGTAACTATTGGCAAGTACAGTGCCGATAAAGCAAACAAAGAAAACCAAGGGTCAAGTAGAATTAGAAAAAATGGTAAATGGGTAGGACAAGGCAAAATTGGTAGTTAGGAGTAAATATGATTCCTTACTTTGAAATATTAGAATTTGGAAAAGTTAAGAAAAGATTCAGAGAGGCTTTAAGCACAATAAGTTTTTCAAATGAGTTGATGACAGTACCTGAAATGCAAATCACAATTCCTAACGAATACTACGATTTAATATCAGGAAGAAAAGAAATGCGAGTAATTATGGATTGTGGAGTTTTCTACGGAATGATTAACGACTATAAACCGTCTGTAAGTGGTTTAAACATATCTCTAACGCACGTAATTAACGAATGGACATATAGACAAGTCCCAACGAATTATGCGGTTAAAAACGCTCTTATAAAGAACGTATACGAAAGTGAAGATATGTATTATTCGACTCAGTGGAAGATGAATTTTGAAACTGAGATTGATAATGAAAAGATTGACTACGTTTATTCTAGACAATCTAAATTGGATGCACTTACTAAAACTTGCGAATTGACACCATCTGTTTATTGGAGAGTGCCTTTTACAAATGATAAGCAAGTTGAAGTTGGATATTTTGGAAAGAAACAACCTGTTATGCTATCCAATAAGCCAACGTTAGGAAGAAACTACAGAATCATTGGTGAACCAACAATGGAAACCGATTTTTCAGATGTTATCAACCTTGCTACAGTTTATGCCAATAAATCTGATAGTGGTATGTCCTCTTTATCATTGAGAGAAGTATATAACGATAAAAGCTTGCAGAACCCTAAATTCCCTGTAGTTATTTTGAGGTCAAACATAAATAACGAACGTGATTATGAATATGTAGACTTTCCTAAATTAGCTCCTAACAATCAATTGGAGTATTCCATTATTGATACAGAGTCGGTTGGATACGAAAGCGGTGTATTTATTGAAGGAACATTTGCTTTTGATGATTTATCTCCATTTAGCCTAGAGGACATGACAAAAGATTCTAAGGATTATAAATGGGTCATTCCTAAAGAACAGAGATATTTAACTGATACAGAGGAAATAAACAATGCTAAAGCATTATGGCACTCTTTAAAAGATATTTGGAGTAAATCTGCTATTGCTGCTTTATGTGGTTCATGTCACGTGGAATCAACATTAAATCCTAACTTGTATCAAATGGGTGATGTTCCTGATTCTCAAAAAGGATTTGGATTAGTTCAGTGGACACCATACACACGAATTACCAATTGGCTTGGTTCTCATGGATATTCAAGTTACACAATGTACGGAAAAGGGGAAGTAGCTAAGTTGGTTGAAGAATGGTCAACAAACGCTACAAATGGGCCTTGGATTCCAACTTCTTCTTATAACATCACATTTCAACAATGGTCACACATGGAAGCCGATATGAATTACATGGTAATGGCTTTTATGGCGGATTATGAACGTGGTGATACATCTATTGATTTACAGTATCAAAAACGTATTGAATTTGCTCAACGTATCTATGGCTTGATTCCTGAGTGGGAACAAGATGATAACGGAACTACAACCGATACAGATAAAACACAATCTCGTCCTTGGAACGCTCAGAATTTTATCAACACATGGAATGGTCAATCTATCGACATGGATGGTGTTCCAATTGAACAACCATATCAATGTGTAGATGCATGGAAGAAAGCATTACAGACATTGAATTATCCCGACCCTACAAGAGCTATTGGCGGTGACGGATATGCAGATTACATTTGGTATAATAGAGATGAATTAGGTTATTCTCAGTTTTTTGATTATGTTAGTACACCTCAATTTGGCGATTGGTGCATATTCGGTAGAGGTGGTGACACACCTGCATCACACGTTGCAATGTACGTTTCAGATGCTGGCAATGGTAGAGCAAATTTCTTTGGCCAAAACCAACCTTATCCATATTGCAATACAACAACAATCAGTACATCAAATATCATTGGTATTTTAAGGGTAAAGAGTGTTTATGTACAACAGAGCATTGACCCTGAATCTACAAACGGAACAACTATCATTACTGATAACGATAGAATTTATGCGGCCAAAGTTGTATATGATTGTGCTTGTAGAAAACTAATTAATGCAAGAAGAAAGTTTTCTATCAACACTTCTTGCGAAGCATTACCTAAAGAAGTAAATGTAGGCGATAGAATCAGATTTATTTATGATCTAAATTTATTGCAATTGGGAAGTTGTAACAGATACATGAAACGTATCCTAAAACAAGATGATTGGTTCTATATAACAAGCCTACAAAGAGAAATAGATAAAACAGGAATTGAAATAGATACATTGACACTAGAGAAATTCCTAAGAACAGATAGAGACGGAAAGAGTGAGTAGTTATGGATATTAGTAAGGCGATAAATATATTAGCTGATAGTGTCTATGATTTGAAAGAAAAAGGAAGATACAATTCCATTCAACGTAGAAACCATACAGTTGACTTTTATGGGTATGAGTTCCCTAGATGGGGATGTTCAAGTTCTAAACCAGCGGTAATAGGAATGTCAATTTCTCAGGATTTGATTTATTATGAGCGTTTTGAGTTTAAACTAGTAATAGATAATTCTACTGCTACAAACTTTAATATCGAGATTGAAGGAATAGACATGACACCATATTTCAAGCAGCAATTCAATGGAGCGTGGATTACGGGCAATGGACTATGGCCTGGGCAATACTCCAACTTTGATGTTCTTAAAGCTTGTGGGTATCTTTCAGAAAGCGATAGAAACAAAATACTAGACCCAGGATATAAGACAATCAAAGTAACAGGAAATGGTAATTTTGATTGTACGTTAGTTAATTATCTTAAATATAGTCATGTAAACAGATAAGAGGCATCTATGAATAGATATGAGAAAAGGATTGAAAACCTATCAAATCATGTAAAACAAAACCCTAGAGATTGGCAGTCTGCCATATCGCTATTGAAATTGAACAGTCAACAAATCGACTTTAAAAGAAAACAAAAACAACAGTCTGCTAGATTATCTATCAAAGCATACAAAAAGGAGGTTGTGTAGATGGAAAACAAATATAGCACTTCGGGAATTGGAGAAGATATTATCCGTAGTTTTACACAAATTGCAAGTGCAGAACTACACGCTAAAACCTTATTAGAAAAACGTATTTCTGAGGTTGAAAATGGATTAATTAATGAAGAAGAAATTCCTGATAATTTAGAAAAGATTGAAGCACTAAAGGATGAAATTGATGATTATGCCAATATCAGACGTTCTCAAATGCTTTATCTATACAATTCTTTTGGTGGCAAAGGGGATAGAGAACAGTGGTGTTTAGTTAAACATTTAAGTATGGCTATGTACACTGCATTTGAAGCATATCAAGCTTCGGATAGAGACCCCGAATTATTGAATATTGCTTTGGAGATTAACAAGAAGTTTATTGAAGCTTGTACAAAATTCTTAGGTGTAGAAATTACTTCTTGTGCATCTTGTTTCGCAGACATTATGAAAGCTGGAGGAAAATAATATGCAACCTGTAGTATGTAACAAAGATATGGCGGTAGTATTTCCTTTAAAAGATGGTGATTGTCAATTTTGGCTAGAAATCGTTGATTCTGTAGATGATATTACAAATCCAAGTAGAGACCATGCGTATGTGGATTCAAAAGGATTGTTTTATATCTACAATGGAAAAGAAATTCAAGTAATCAACGACCATGCTAATTTAAAAATCAAATGGGGAAATATGATTGGCGATATTTCTAATCAATTGGATTTAATAGAAATTCTAAATCAATTCGTTAAAACAATTTCTGTAAATGGAACAAACATTGCCAAAGACAACGACAAAAACATTGCTATTCAAGTGCCTATCACAACCATTAAATTAGATGGAAACACGATTAGTCCTGTTGATTATATTGTCAATTTAGATTTAGCTAGTGTTTACGCAAAGAAAACTGAAATCCCTAAAAATGTATCTGAGCTTCAAAATGATGCTGGATATATTAAACAAGAAGTTGTAGATCAATTAGTTCCTATCAAAACAATCAAGGTTAATGACGTAACGATACAACCTGATGAAAACCATGCAGTTAATATTGAATCAATTCGTTATAAAGTTGGAACTGCCGACCCAAACACGACAAATTGCCCTAACGGATATTTCTACTTTCAGATAGGAGACTAATCCATGGCTTATGTAGGTGGAGGATGGGCATTACTTGGAAATCATCTAATTTGGTCATACAGTGGCAGATGTAATATGTATTTCCAAGTATACGCATGGAGTGAACAAGATGCTATAAATAATAGGTCTACAGTCCATACGAAAACTAGGATTTTAGTTGAAAATACAAACCCAAGCTATTCAGGTTATTATGTTGAACAAGATTGGTCTGCTGGAGTTACAGGAGCACCAAATTATAGTGCTCATGCAACATTTTCAGATGGTGGAGCTGGTACAAGCAAGGAATATATTCTACAAAACGGTTCATTTACTATTAACCATGATTCTAATGGTAATGCATCAAGCAAAGTGTATTATTGGTTTAATGGAACATATACAGGAGCTATAGGAAGCCCTACAAACACAAACGTAGTAAACATCTCACTTCCTAAAATTGATAGAACCGCAGGCAAGGCAACGATAAGTAATGTTGGAAGTACATACAAAACAATGTACTGTACAATTTCTGTTCCGTTTTATTCTGAGAAAAACCAATGGAGTCGTAACGGGAAAACATGGACAGATTGGAATAAAGTAATAAATGCCGATACTCCTTTTGTAGATACATGGACAGGATTAAATCCGAACACAAAATACACGGGATATTATCGTTTCAAAAGGAAATATAATGGAGTTTGGAGTGAAGCGGTCAGTTTTACTGCGACCACTAAATATCCTAATGCTCCTTCAAAAGGAAGTGTTTCTTTAAACTCGGTAACGTCCAATTCTGCAAAAGTTAGTTGGAGCGGATTCTCATTAGGAGATTTAGCTACTGATTATTCTTATCAAACATCTAATGATGAAAAAAATTGGACAGACCAAGGTAAAGCAACAAGCTTAACTCTTAGTGATTTGAAAGCTAATACAAACTATAAATTCTATGTAAGAATGGTCGATAACTATGGTCAACCTTCGTTAGCAGCTAGTACATCATTTACAACATTGAACCCTGAAAAACCAAATGTAGGTGGTATTAATTGTACACGTTTAACACCGTTTGGCGGTATGTTTTCTTGGCGTGGATTCTCTGTAAATGAAGGAGCTACAATAGATCACTACGAATATTCGCTAGACAATTCAAATTGGATTAACGTAGGAACTGATACACATATTTATTTGGACAATTTAAATCCTGAAACAAGTTATACGTTATACGTTCGTATTGTTGATAACTTCGGCTCTAAATCAGATAGTGCTACATTCAGCTTTAAAACATTGGTTGACCAATTGAAGATTGCATATAACTCAAATACGTACGAAGAAAACATCCTTACAAAAGACGGGGTTGATATCTTGGCTAAAAATGGAGATAACTTGATTGTTGATGTTCTTGGTAGAGAAAGGCTTAGAACTGCTAGAGTTTTCTACAACGACAATGGATTTATAAAGAAAATAAAAGCGGCTTATTTCAACAAGAAAGGTAATATTCTACGTTATAAAAACTATGGAAGTTAGGAGGTATATAAATGGGTGTTAGAATTGCAGAATTGCCTTCAAGCGAAGGCATTTCAAAAACAGATTTAATTATCGTCCAAGATAATGAAGCTACCAAACAAGGTACAATCCAACAATTAGATGATTCTTTAGGTGTAAGTAGGCTTAGTAAAGAATTTGAAGCGTTTGGATTATCTGTAGACGAAGAAGGATATATTGTTCAGGAGGTACAAGAATAATGGCAAAACACAGAATTTTAACAGATGAAACAGGAGAAAAAATTGTAAAAGCATTGAATATCATTGCTCAAAACGGAATTTCATATCAATCAACGGATTGGCAGAAGGTAAGAACATTAATTGCAAATGGAGTAGGTGAAAGTGCGTTTGCTATTGGTGCGCAGTTAATTGAAAAATGGACAGATACAGCAGATTCAAAAGAATACGATATGCCATGGCAAGTCAATCATTTTGAAGATATTACTTTAGAGTACGGAGAAGTTGTTCCTGGAATGTGGTTACAATCGCACTATACTTTGCCTTTTGGTATTCAATTTTCGCATCAGAGAGCGTTTCTAGCGTGTCCTGATGGATTAAGCGCTGGTACTTATAATTTCGATTTTTCTAAATCATGGGGAAATAACGTTAAACCAGGAATCAATTACCAATTCACTTTGACAAAGCCTGTAGAAAGAGGTGGTAGATTAGCAGGGTGTTACGGAGCACCAAATACCACACCTTCAAGTTGGAAAGTTTATTCATATGGTAAAGATGGAATTACATTAAATGAGACGGTAAATGTTACTGTTGGTAGCGGCGGAACAAATCTAGGAACAATCCCATTCGATAGTAGAAGCGGAAATTTAAACTCTGTACAAGAAATGGCATATGGATGGAACAGATGGAAAACATCTGCTTTAAGACAGTATTTGAACTCAAGTAAACCAAAAGGGCAATGGTGGACTCCTCAAGACAAATGGGATATTTGCCCTGACCAATTAGCTTCTAAAGACGGATTCCTTTGTGGTATGCCCGAGGAAATGCTAAATTGTTTAAAAAAAGTAAAGGTAGTTACTTATGCTAATACTGTTAATGATGAAGGTGCAGAGGATATTACATATGATTATGTTACGTTACCTTCACTTTCTCAGATGTTCATTAAGCCACAAACGAGTGGCGAAGGTGATGTTCACACATATTGGAAAAAAAGAAGCGGACGTACAACACCTTGTGAATGGTATACAGGTTATCCAAATATGGTTGAGTATTCCGTTGCAAACAAAACATCACCTCAGCACGTCCTTTTGCGTTCGGCCTGCCAAGGCTATGCTTGTTTTCCGTGGGGTGTGCCCACTAGTGGCAGGGTCAACAGCCACAGCGCTTCTCTTGCGATTACGTTCGCCCCGCTTGTTTGTATCGCATAAATCTAAAATCGGGGCAGACAACGTACTGCCCCATACAAGGAAAGGAATTATTAAATGGCAACAAATGTAAATGAAAGAAATGTACCTGATACACCAACAAATAAAATGTTGGATTGTTTGTGGGAAGCAAGAAACTTGTCTTTGTATACTGTAAAGATTTGTTCAAACACAAATAATTTTCCACCTGAATATTATCAGACAATGACGGGTGACATAATTAAGAAGGCAAAAGATATATACAGGCTAGGAAAAAGAGCAAATGCAATATATGTTCAAGGTAAGACGGGACATGAAAGATGGGAAGAACGCAGCAGATACCAACGTGAAGCCATTTTCCTTTGCGTAGATTTATTATCTGATATAGATGTAGCAAAAACATTATTTAACATTCGTGGAAAACGAGTTAAATATTGGACTAAGCAAGTAGTAACGGTAAAGAGAATGTATATCGCATGGCACAATGCAGATAAAGAACGATATGCAAAATATATCAATTAGTATTTATTAATAATTACTAATATATACGGGATGTAGGTTGATTCTCAGAACGTCCGTTTGCGTTCGGCCAACCAAGGCAATGCTTGTTTTACGTGGGGTGTGACCACTAGTGGCAATGTCAACAACAACAACGCTTCTAATGCGAATACGTTCGCCCCGATTGTTTATCAATTTAAACTATATGGTCAGCCTTAGATGTTGATACGATTTGATATGTGTAAACAAGGAACCTCATCCCTGCTCATTAGAGCGAACAATACCGCAGAATATACATAAATCAGTGTATTTTGCCACCGATGTTAGAGCCTCTGAAAAAAAGATGGTAGCTAACTATGACGGAAGGAAACTATTATTTTGGAAATAAAAGAATATATTACAGACTACAATCAATTGTTTGATTCTATGTTAAAATGTAAGAAAAATGTATCTTGGAAACCTAGCGTTAAATCATTTGTGTTAAATGGCGTAGAGAATTGTTTGAAGATGGAAGAACAATTGCAAAATGATACATGGATAAACAGAAAACCTAAACCGATTGTTGTTACATATCCAAAAAGAAGGGAATGTTTAAGTATTCCTTTTAGGGATAGAGTTTATCAACGTAGCATTAACGATAATTCATTATATCCTCAAACAACAAAGCACTTTGTCTATACAAATATAGCTTGTCAAAAGTTTAAAGGAACTAAGAAAGCTATGGATGTAATGAGACAATATCTTCATAGATATTACATCAACAACAAAACGAATGTAGGATATGTTGTATGGATAGATATACATGGATATTATCAAAACATGAGACATAAAGATGTCAATGAATGTTTTTATAAGATGTGTGATTCAGATACTGCTAGTATGTCTAAAGATGTGTTAGATACACAATATTCAGGAGATATTGGATATAATCCAGGTTCTCAAATGGTTCAGATTGCTGGCATAAGCTTATTGAATGAATTAGACCATTTCATCAAAGAAAAACTACATTGCAAAAGTTTCATAAGGTACATGGATGATTCCTATTTGATTACAAATGACAAAGAAAAAGCGAAACAATGGAAGAAGATAGTTTGTGATAAGTTAATCGAATTAGGGTTTGAACCTAACCCAAAGAAAGCCAAGGTTCTAAGAATAGATAAAGGATTTATGTTTCTTGGATTTAAAACTACATTATCAAAAACGGGAAAGGTTTATTACAACCTAAGTTCAGAAAATATAAAACATGAAAGGCGAAAATTAAAGAAACAAGTCATTAAAGCTAAGAAAGGTGAAATGACAAAAGAAGAAATTGATGCAAGCCTTCATAGTTGGAAATCACACGCAGAATTAGGGAATACGTACAAGTTATTGCAAAGAATAGATGCGTATTATGCTAATCTATGGAAGGAGATAAAAGTATGATTATCAAACAATTAGATGTTTCTATCGAAAAACAAGCTCAAGAAGAATATCAAGCCTCACAAGTTCAATCTACAAAAGACGAATTGGCAAATCAAAAGTTTCTAACGGAATACGTTGCTTGTATGGCAGGTATCGAATTACCTGTTGACGAAGAAGAAACGGAGGAAATGACTCATGTACAGGATTTTGAATAATCAGAAAAGCAGAGTGATTGATGGAAAATATAGTAAAGATAATTATATTTTCTTAGTTGAACAAGCTTATAAGAAAAATAAAATCACTAAAGCAGAATATCAAGAGTTGATTGATTTTGAGTAATTTCGAGTATATTCAATATTTATTAGATTTATTGATAAGCAAAATAAAATCATCAAAGAACAGAATGAGATTCTATATATGAATGGAATTGATGTTTTGGGCAAAGAGAAATGGCGATAATGTACGTCCTTTTCTTTTCATTATATAATTGATATGCCATAAAACAGTACCTCAGAAAATATGAGAGAGATGAAATATTTTTGGAGGTGTAAATTTATGAATGTACAAGATTTTTTATCTTTATTACAGACTGCTGCTACTTTAGTTTGTGGTGGATTAGCTTTATATTTTAAATTCAGTACGAAAGCTAAAACTAAAGCAAAAGAAGTTCAAGAAGTGATTGCTAAAATTACTGCCCAAGCAGTTGTATACATTAAAGAAGCAGAGGACAACTACAAAGATACAACTAATGCAGGTGGAAAGAAGTTTGATGAAGTTGTCAGTAAACTTTATGATCTAGTACCTGATGCATTGCATGGAATTATAACAAAAGAAATGATTAGTGAAATTGTTCAAAGTATTTTTGATGAAATTGAAGAATACGTTAAGATTCAATTAGATAATGGAATTGATAGAATCAACGTCAAAGGTGACTAATGGGAAAAGTTATCACTATTGATCTAGAATATGTTTTATGGCTTTTTGGGTTCATTGCTTCTGCTTGGGGAGTAGTTAAAATCATTAAAGAAGTAAAGAAACCTAATGACGATTTAAAAGAAACTGTTAGAAAACACGAAGAATTGTTAGTAAGAGACAATGATAGAATAAAATCAATTGAAAGTTTAGTTATCACGCAAGAAGGGATTAAGAAAGAATTGAAAGAACATTCTCGAAGGCTAGGAGAACACGAAGAAAGATTAGAAGAAGATAAGCAACGTGGTAATTTGACATTAAAAGCAAATATCGCAATCATCAACAATATGCTTTCTGAAAACGACAAAGATAAACTCCAAGAAACTAGAGATGAGATTCAAAACTTTCTGCTAGATAAAAATTAAGGACTAATTGTTAAGCAGTCTATTTTATAGACAAAAATGTAAATAAGTGGACAAATGTATATTACATTTCTTATTTACATTTGCTTAATGATAGGTTTCGAGCCTAAGTGAGTGCTGTTTTACGAAAGTGATTCTGCATGATGAACTACGTTAGAGAAAAGGTTAAAGACACACCTTCAGATGTGCTTGTCAGTCTGAAGCTCTGTGAGTGCCAATCAAGAAACTATGCTAATGTCCTGCATAGATAACAGAGAAACACATATATCCTCTCCGACATTGGCAAGACGAAAATTACTCTGAAAGGAAGGTATCCAGAGATGGTAAATAGAATTGAATATTGTTTTGTTGTTGACAAAAATAACAAACCATTAGCACCAACTTAATAAGTGGGTTAATATTCAGGAATATTACCTTGAAGATGTTTGTATAGATATTCGTGCAATGGTAGACGGTTATAAACCTTATAGATGGCAGTATCAAAAATCTAATCGATTGGATGAAAACATTAGAAAAGCAACTATTCTGAGAGATGGATGTAGATGTCAAGAATGCGGGAAATCTAACTGTAGGTTAGAAGTACATCATATAAGAGCAAGGAGATATGGTGGCGCCGATACAATTGGAAATTTAATTACTTTATGTGAAAAGTGTTTTGAAGAAAAGTATTTCAATATGATTAAATCTAAGCCAAAAAGATTTGATTATGCAATGCATGTAATGCAGGGGAAAACTTATTTGAGGGAAAAGATTTCTGAATTAGGAATATTACATCTTACAAATGGTGGAGACACTGCTAATAAACGTATTGAGTGGAACATAGTAAAAACTCATAGTAATGACGCAATATGTATTGCAGATGGTATTCCGGATACTTGTGATATTAAAGAGTGGATTATTAAACCAATGAGAAGAAAATCAAAGGCAAAAGCTGATAACGTATTAGGAATTAAGCATAGAGATTTAGTTACTTATACATATAAAAACGGAGAAACTCATACAGGATATGTTACTGCTTTATATCCAGAACAATTGGCTTTAAACTTTCAGTCAAAAACTAAACATTGTAAAAAAGTAAATGCACGAAAATGCAGATTACTTTGGAAATTTAATAAAATTTATTGGTTAGAACAATGTGTATAATATTACACATTTGTCTAAAAAATAAATACAACTTAGATAGGAGGTTAAAGAATGGGAACTCCACAAGAGTTTTATAACTATGCTCTCAATAAGGTTTTTAACAATAGAGGGCAAATAATGAACATTAATTATGTTCAAAGTGGTGAACCATATGGTGGACAATGCGTTTCATTAATTCAAGGCTTAATGGCATGGGGAGGTAAGCCATGTATTCCTCGTGGACACGCTCGTGATTGGTGGTTTAACAGAGCAAGCAATGGTGTGTTAAGTTATTTTGATGTTGTTACGGGCGCTCCTCAAAATGGTGACGTGGGAGTATCTGTAGGCGGTGATGCAAGATATGGACATATATTTATCTATTGGGAATGTAGAGCACTCTCTCAGAACGTTCTAGGCAACCCTAAAGCTATGTTGTGGCCATTAAACTATCAAGGAGCTATTTGGGGATATTTAAGACCTAAATTCTATACAAATGCTTCTACATATGATGCTTCTCAATTGATTAAAGAAAATGGAATGGCCACATTTGAAAATGATACTGCTATCGTTATTCATAGAGATACTCCAACAGGTGCTTCTTACGGAACATTTGTAAAGGGCGAAAAACAAGTATATACAGAAAAATGGGTAGGACTTGGACATAGATGGATTTCATGGATTCATACTAATGGAGTTAGATGTTTTGCAGCAGTCAGTGGTAGTGAATCATATGGTGTTGAACCATGGGCCACAATCGGTGCTCCTGAAACAAAAGATATTGAATTAACACAAGAAGATGGAATTGCTGAATTTATTGTTGATGGTGTGCATAAGCATTACGATAATCCAAGTGGAGAAATATTTGGACAATGTAATTCAGGAGACAAGATTCGTTATTATTGGAAGTGTGTTACAAATGGACATAGATATGTTGTAGGAAAAGAAGGAGACAGAAAGTTCTTTGTTGCAGTGTCTGCTACAGAGGATAGAAGTCAAATGTGGGCGAAATTTAGTGCTCCTGATACAAATACTAAGGAAGATACAAAAGAGCCTTCTAAGCCTTCTACAGAGCATTCTAAGCCACCTACAACGGATTACACTAAGAATGTTAAGGGATACGGAATTGATATTTCAGAACACAACAGTTCAGATATTGATTTATCTAAATATGATTTTGTGATTTTGCGTGCTTCCTACGGAGAATACACTGATAAGAAATTTGAATACTTCGCAGACAAGTGCGAACAATTGAAGATTCCTTATGGTGTTTATGTATATGATTATGCATTAGATGATAGCCAAGCTAGAGCGGAAGCAGAGTATGTATACAATTTAATCAAAGATAGAAACGTACAATTAGGTGTATGGTTCGATATGGAAGATGCAGATAACTACAAGAAAAAAGCTGGTGTCTTAACAAAAGAAAGATGTTCTTTCTCTTGTAAAGTATTCTGCGACTATATGAGTGCTAAGGGATATTATACAGGTGTTTATACTAGTACTAGTTGGCTAGGAACATTTGTAGAAACAACTTATCCTATTTGGATTGCAAATTGGGGTACGAATGATGGTAACATTCAATCAGACCAATCTAGTGTAGGTGTTATCCATCAATATGCAGCTAACCCAATAGACAAAGATATAATCTTCCACGATATTGATTTTTATAAGTCAAATCCTAAGAAAGATGAATCAAAAGACGATAAAAATGACGAAAATGGTTCAGAAAACAAAAAAGATGAACCAAATACAGATTCTAAAGATGATAGCGGAAACAAAATCAATGTTACAGGGATTAATAAGTTGATTGAACTGTTTCTAAAGATTGTTGAAAAAATCGCTAATCTGTTTAAATAAACGTACATAATGTACGAAATGCGACATGAAACTCTTGATTTTGCACAAAAACTGCAAAAATGAGGTTTATATGTCATATACTATCTTGTACGAAAATATAATTGGTGGAAATGGAAACCGTTTCGCTCCTTAAATATCACGCAAGCTCGAGATAGCCAATTATAAAAATATCTCATCTACCATTTTTAGGAAGAAGGAGAAACGAAACCACTAGGTATTTAGTTGCTTAGTGGTTTTTGCGTTTATGTGGTACAATATATGCACATAGATTAGTAGAGTGATAAAGGCCCAAGCTCTCTTTGGTGTAGTGCAAATTGCAGACGTGTAATTGAATCTTAACATTTCTCTTAGTGGCACTAGCAAACAACAACAAAATGTGACAATTGCTAAAAGCTCCCCCTTTTTGTAAATGTCACCAAAACGATTCCATACCTAACACATCCAGGTATGGTTTTTGTTTTTTTAACAAATCTTAAAATTTATGTGCTATATTATTGATGTGTTCTTCATGGATGGACACAACCCTTTCTAAGATAACTTTATGCAAAAGAGTCTCCTTACCAAGCGGGAGGCTTTTTTGTTTGCAAAAAGAAAACACACCCTTATTGAGTGTGTCTTCCATGAAATAGAGAGAGATGAAAATACAGTTGCCTATTTACAGGCACTTAAAGTTTATCATGTTTCGTTGCGGACGTTTTGTGCTACCAAAACAATACGTACAATGTAACTAGAATGAAAATTATAATAAAGAATGGCAGTAAATATTTAAAGAAGAATGCAATAACAAGTAAATAAACAAATGCACTAATTGCCATATCTATTATACTTCCTGTAGCTTTTCCTAAGCCTAACAATCCAAGTGTTAATAAGCAAACAAATATAATCATTTATATCATCCCCTTTTTTTATCTCTACTACATAAAGTTGCGTTAATATCCATGAATAAGTTTACTCCTCTAATATAAGAATAACATAATACCGACCATAATTGTATATGTACATATAATAAATTTTCATGTAAAATACAAAAAAAGTTCATATTACAGTTGACAACGGTAAAAAGATGGATATAATAATAAGTGAAGATACCGATAAAGTAGGTAGTGAGAAAGGAAGATGTTAATGACAGAAACAGTTCAGTTCACATTAAAAGCATTACGTGTGAATAAGAAAAAAACTCAACAAGAGATTGCTGATTACTTAGAAGTCAATCTAAGAACATATCAGAAATATGAAAAAGACCCTGATACTATGTCATGGGGCAACGCAAAAAAGTTAGCTAAACACTATGGAATTTCCTTAGATTTGCTAAGCTAAATTTTTTTTAAAAATAAATACCGGTAAGAACGGTAAGAAGGGGTGAATGAAATGAAAGAACTAAGTGGAAGATTAAATTCAGTTAGTTTAATCCATGAATCAACAGAAACAGAAAACAAAGTGTTAGATCTTCTAATCAAGAACGGATGTTCTAATGAAGATTTAGTAAACGTATCTTCAATGCTTCAAACAATTTATATGTGTGGATTTGAAGTAGGGAAAAGATGTGTAAAGGAATGAAAGTGTTTCCTGAGTTCAAAGAAAGGTGTGAACAACATGATGAATGTAGATGATTTAAGAGAGTTGGATGACAACAGATACATTGATGAAGATGAAGAGGAGGAAGAACAAGATGAGTACAGTTACGAAGACTACTGCTACGACTTCTGCAAAGCAGAAAGAGACGAAGAAGCTTGGTTCTAAATCAACCGCAAAGAAGAAAGCAGTTGAATTAGGTGATTGCATCACGCTTCCTTCTTTTGCTAACAACGAATACGAAACTCATTATTCAATGCTAGTTAGAAGTCAAAAACAAACGCATATTGTTAATCGAGCTGCTAAGTTTAATTACATTTGCTCGTTAATCTGTTTATTAGTTTCTCTAGCTTTCATTGTGATAGCTAATTGGTACATAAGAGGTTTGTAAGATGACACATAAGGAGGAGTAAGAAATGAATCTTTACCAAGACACTAAAAAATTTAGTGTTGAAAAGTATGAAAGCCATGAAGAATGGTTAAAAAAACGTGGACGTGGAATTGGTGGTTCAGATGCAGCTTGTTTCATGGATTTGAATCCATGGAAAACATTAAATCAGTTGTGGCATGACAAGAAGTTTGGATCACAACAAATTACAAATGAGGCTATTGAGTATGGCAATACTGCAGAGCCTTGTTTAAGAACGTTATTTCAAGCCAAACATCCTGAATTAGATGTTCAATACGTGGATAACGTTACATTGGTTTCTAAGGAATATGAGTTCTTGAGATACAGTCCTGATGGATTGATTTACAACAAGGAAACAGGAGAACGTGGAATATTGGAAATCAAAACATCTAAGATAATCAATTCTCAGAGTTTGCAGAAATGGGGAAGTAAAGGAAATGAAACAGTTCCTGATAACTATTATTGCCAAACTTTAGAAGGATTGATTGTTACTGATTTTGATTTCGTTATCTATTGTGCAGAACTAAGATTTGCAGATGGTGATGCACGAATTATAGAGCGTTCATACAGAAAAGAAGAAGTTTTAGACAGTATGAACGATCTAAAACAAGCAATGATAGAAAAATGGGATAGGTACTTCATAGGTGATGTAGAACCACCTATCACATTGTCTATATAGAAAAAGAGGAGATGGAAATATGGAATTTAATTTAGAGGTGCGTGCACAGAACGGAAAATTGTACACAAACGCAAGCGATTTATTACCTGAAATCAAAGAAGGTTTAAAGCACTACAATTATGTAGTAGATGAAGACAACTATAAGAAGGCTAAAACAGATAGAGCTGCTTTAAACAATTTGGTAAAGCTTGTATCTGATAAGCGTAAACAAGTTGAAAATGATGTATTCGCTCAGTGGCTACAGGATAAAAAAGATATCATGGCAGTTGAGAAAACAATCAAAGCAGCATCAGACAAATTGGGTGACGGAATCAATGAAGTTGATAACGCAGAAAAAGAATTGAAGAAAAATCAAATCAAAGAACTATGGACAAACATGACAAATGATAAGTATCCATTTGATTTAGTTTTTGAAGAAAGATATTTGAACAAATCTGTTAAGCCTAAGGAAATTGAAGAATCGTTGAATAACAAGTTCTTGAAAGCCGAAGAACAATTATCTTTTATCGAAGCTTCTTTACCTGAAGATGAATTACAGGCAGAACAAGTTATCCAATTGTTCTGTAAGACTTTGGATTTAAGCAAAGCTACAGAGAGAATCAATGAAATCAAGGAAGCCAAAGCAAAGCTTCAAGAAAAAGTAAACGCTCAAATTGAACAGTCTAAGCAAGCTCAAATGGAAAGAGTAAATGCAGTTCCTTCTCAGACTCCATTTGAAACCCATCAGGCTCAAAATCTAACAGAGGCAAGAAGATATTGCGTGTTTAGATTTGAAGGCCCTATAAGCGAATTACAAGCGTTTAATCCGATTTTGAATCAATTTATTAAAGAACATGATGTTAAAATATCAATTTTAGAAAAAGGAGAATGTTAATTATGTTACAAAACAATATTGCAAAGAGACAACAAAATGCACCTACATTTGCATCTTATGTTAAATCAGATGCAGTGTTAGCCAACATTACAAAAACTTTAGGTAGTGCAACGAGAGGTAAAAAATTCGTGGCATCTATCATTAGTGCAGTTAATACAAATAAGCAATTACAAGAATGCGATTTTCCAACAATCGTAAGCGCTGGTATTGTAGGCGATTCTTTGAACTTATCGCCTAGTCCACAATTAGGACACTACTACATGGTGCCATTCAGAGACACTAAGAACAATCGTACAGTTGCTACATTCCAACTTGGATATAAAGGATATCTTCAATTAGCTATTCGATCAGGTCAGTATAAGAAAATCAATGTTGTAGCAGTTAAAGATGGTGAGTTGTTAAGCTATAACCCATTTACAGAAGACATTGAAGTAAGAGCTATTACAGACCCATTAGAACGTGAGAAAGCTCCTACAATTGGATATTACGGAATGTTTGAATTGACTAATGGTTTTACTAAATCAATGTATTGGTCAAAAGAAACTATGGAAGAACACGCTCAGAAATATTCAAAAGGTTATGCAGCACATAAAGGATATACATTCTGGGAAAAAGATTTTGACGGAATGGCATTTAAAACTATCTTACGTCAATTAATTTCTAAGTGGGGAATTATGAGTATTGAAATGCAAACTGCAATTGAAACAGATATGTCATTTAAAGATGATGTAAGTTCTGAACCTGTTTATTTCGATAATGAAGAAACTCAACAGATCGAACAAACTCCAGTATATCAAGAACAAACATATCATGAACAACCCGAAGGTGTAAGTCTTGTATAAATCAAAACGTAGTCAAGCTACAGATATTCCTAAATCAGTTAAAGATACTGTATGGGAAAGAGATGGGAGAATGTGTATCTTTTGCGGTTCTCCCTTCGCATTTCCTGAAGCACACATTTATTCAAGAGCACAAGGCGGACTTGGAGTAGAAAAAAACATTATTACAGTCTGTAGAAGATGTCATAACCTACTAGACCAGAGTCCAAAGAGAGAGAAAATGCTAGGCATTGCCAAACGATATTTAGAACGTATCTACGGACATATTGATGAATCAGAGGTGAAATATAATGTTAAGTCAAAATGAACTGTTGTTTAAATACAATCCATTCAAAGTTAAATATTGGAAAGATGAAGAAATCCAAGAACAACTTGAAATTTTAGTTGATGCTTATATTCCTGATGAATGTGCAGTAATGGAAATGGCATTAAATGTTGAAAACCTTGCAAATCAAATGTTCTTAATTGGTGAAATGATGGCTAGATTACAGGAACAGTCGAACATTCTTAAAGCAGATATTGAAAACAAAATGACAAATGTTATCTATGTAGAACGTAGCACATGGGAACGTGACCATGATGGAAAAGCACCTAGTATTAAATACTTTGAAGCGTTGGCTTGTCAGAAAGTCTCTGAAGAAAGAACAAAGCTTGCGAAAGTTGATTCTGATTTAAAACGTTTCAAAACTGCTTATGAAAGTATCGAAGCCAAGATGAATGCGACCAAGAAAAAAATCGAGGTCACTAAGTTTGAAATTGGAGGTGCGTAAGATGGCTTTCATTGGAATTGACCCAGGAAATATAGAGAGTGCATATGTAGTTGTTGCAGATGATTTAAGCAAAGTACTAGAAAAAGGGAAAGTTGAAAATCATGAATTGATGAAATTACTTACTCGTTTCAAGCTAACATACGATATTCGTTATGTAGCTATTGAAATGATTGCTTCTTACGGTATGGCAGTTGGTGCATCTGTATTTGATACGTGTGTATGGATAGGGCGATTTAAAGAGCATTGTTTGAAGCTTTTGCTGAAAGTGGAGTTTGTATATAGGAAAGAAGAAAAAATGCTTCTATGCAATTCTATGAGGGCGAAAGATAGCAATATAAGGCAAGCACTTGTTGATAGGTTCGCTAAAGATACTCCAAACAAAGGAAAGGGTACAAAGAAAGAGCCTGGATATTTCTACGGATTCAAAAGTGACATATATGCAGCTTTAGCAGTTGCCTATGTTTTCCATACAAAATACATAGGTACAGAATGTTAGGAGGTTTTAAGTATGGCAGTGATTAGAGTAAATAACACTAAAGGATTTACAGTAATGAGCAATTACCATTTTCAAGATAAAGAAATCTCACTAAAAGCAAAAGGACTTCTTGGCTTGATGTTTTCTTTACCTAGCAATTGGGATTATTCAGTAAATGGATTAGTTGCAATCGTTAAGGAAAATAAAGCAGCGGTTCAAACTGCATTAAAAGAACTTGAAGAACACAAATACCTAAAGCGTACAAGAGTTCAAGATGAAACAGGAAGGTTTGATTACATCTACGATATTTATGAGAAACCGTATGATAAATTACCGTGTACGGAAAATCAGTGCACGGATATTCAGTGCACGGAAGTTCAGTGCACGGAAAATCAGCCACAAATAAATACTAATAAACAAATTACTAATAAACAAAATACTAAAGAATTAAATACTAATGAATATAAAGAAAAAAATATAAAAAAAGAAAGTGTTAATTCTGTTATTGCAGAGTATACAGAAAACAAAGATTTGCAAGATGCATTGCATGGTTTTGTTGAAATGCGTACGAAAGCAAGAAAGCCTTTGACTGCTAGAGCTATGAAGTTGTCTTTAAATAAATTAAATGAATTAGCATTAGATGATGTTACAAAGATTGCTGTTATAAATCAGAGCATTGTACATAGTTGGTCAACATTCTACAAGTTGCAGAACAATAACAATGGCGGTCAAAGACAATTGACGAGAAAAGAAATGGGGTATGCATTTTGACATTAGAAGAAACTGAAAGAATCTTACAGGTGCTTAGAATCAATTACCCAATGAGTTACAAAAACATGACCCAAGAAGATACACAAGCCTATTTAAAACTTTGGCAAGTATCTTTTAAGGATTATGAATATTTGGTTGTAGCAAATGCAGTCAATCAAATTATCCAAAGTGATACAAGAGAATTTGCTCCAAATGTAGCACAAGTAAAAACAAGAATCAGTAAAACTGCAATTGGAAAAACTAAGGAAGCTGGAGAGGCTTGGGAAATCGTTTTAAGGAACGCTAAGTGCGACCCTCATACCAGTAAGGTAAACTACGATAAACTGCCTAGAAACATTCAGAAAGCACTAGGAGGAAGCTATCTGTTGAGAGACATTGCGTGGAGCAATAAAAAAGACTTGCAATATTACAGAGACAGATTTCTACAAGCATACAAAGAGATTTGTGAAGAAGAAGTACAGTTATTAAATTCAGGTCAAATCAGTTTGGAAACATATACACAACACGATCAATTGCCTGCACCTAAAAAAAAGGAGGAAGGTATGAAAATGTTGGGAGATTTGATGAATAACCGATAAAAATAGGAGGGGTAGAAAGTGCAATATTATATGTTGGATAAAAACGATATATCAGTTGTACGTGGAATCGTATCTTCAAAAGATGTAATGAGAGAATTGGGAATTACAAACGCTCAGTTCCATAAGATGTTGAGAAATGAGGAAACCTACAAAGGATGTATTCTTCTTCCTGTTGAAACGGATGAGGAAGAAAGAAGAAATGTAACAAGTGAAGATGATGAACAATTCCAACTACTTGGCGAAAGTAAAACAGGAATAAGATATTACATTACAAGTTATTTAAGAGTTGTTTCTGTTGACTTAAAAGGAAACCAAAAGGAAATGAAAGCTAAAAAGGAAACGGAATCCATTTACAGAGTTGTAGTGAACCTTAAAGAAGGAAAACGATACTTGAATGTATTGTTTGAAGCCTACAAAGCTTTCGTTGGGGAAATAGAAAAGAACGATTCTATCGTTTGGGACGGAGAAATGAAAATCGAAAACCTAAGAGTTATCAAATTAGCTCATACTCAAGGATTAAGAAACAAGAAGAAAGTAAGAATAGGCGATACAGTCTATAGTTCAATTTCAGAGTGTGCTAGAAAGAATTTCATTTCTAAATCACATATGTATCAGATGATAGAAGGAATCGTGCCTAATTCAATAGGTGTTGAATTTGTATAAAGGAGTTGAAAAGAAATGAACAGAGTTATTTTATCAGGCGAAATCGGTAGCGATATTGTTTTAAAGAAAACTGCATCAGGACAAAGCCTATGTAACTTCTCAATTGAAGTTAAAGAAAAAGGGAAGGACGGACAAGAACGTAAATCTTTCTTTGACTGCACTGCGTGGGGAGAAAATGCAGAACATATTAATCAATATGGTTTCAGAGGGCAACATATCGCAGTTGATGGAAAGCTTCAGAAAAGCTCATACACGAACAAAGAGAATCAGAAGGTGTATAAGACTAGCGTGTATGTTATGGACGTAGAATTGAGCTTAAACAATGCGACAATGCCACAAACACAAGCATATCAACAAGCAAGTCAACAATCGTATCAACCTCAAACAGTACCATTTACGAATCAGGTAAATTATCAATCATATCCTGAACATTATGATAATGACGAAGGGATGCCGTTCTAGATGATTGCGAAAAGATATGATGATGAACTTATGTACAGTGTTCAGAAATGTTATGGTGATAACAAATACAAATACTGTACAAAAGATGGAAAACTAGCTTTTAAAAAGCCAGGTAAAGATTTTCTAGGGGCAACAAAGGAAAACATTATGAATCTGTATGTAATTGAAGGAAGTCTATACATTGGAGAATATGTTGGGAAGGATTAATAAATGGAAAATATCAGTGAACATCAATTAACGATTTTCGATATACTGTGCGAAGAAGTGAAAATAACAAAGCCAATTAGACTTATAGAATT